GCGATTACAGCACGGCGGGTTCCAGCGGAGGTTGCAGCACGGCGGGTTCCAGCGGCGATTACAGCACGGCGGGTTCCAGCGGACGTTGCAGCACGGCGGGTTCCAGCGGCGATTGCAGCACGGCGGCAGCCACTGGGGCTTATTGCAGCGCAAAAGCAGATGGAAAAGACAGCATTGCCGTTGCCAACGGGTACGGGAGCAAGGCATGCGGCGCGATGGGCTGCTATCTCGTGTTGACCGAGTACGATGATGGCGGCCACATGATCTGCGCCAAAATTGCCCGCGTGGATGGCTCTGTCATCAAAGAAAGCGTCTGGTACACTCTCGAGAATGGAGAGTTTGTGGAGGTCAAGCCGTGAAGAAGCACTACAACAAGCGTTGGCTTGAACAGCGCTGGGATGCAAGGCAGCCGGAACGATTGGAGCACATCCAGCTGAAGCGGCAGCTGAGAGAAAAAAAGGAGGGGTGTGGCAGTGAAGCCGAGCATGGGAATTGCAGAGTGCTGCCAGATCATGCGAGATAACAACATTTCGGTGAGCGAGCCGATCTTTACCGGTATGATTCAGGCCGGCAGCTTCCCGGCATGGGCGGTGCCGTCTATTGACACCAAAAGCGCCGCTCCGCTGATCTCCCGCGCCGGATTTATGGCGTGGGTGAAGGACTTTTACAAGCTCGAAAAGGTTTATACAAAGGAGGACCCGAGGGAATGAAACTCAAATCCACTACTTACTACTGGTTGGCTGTCATTTTTGGCGGCATTGGAATGGGCGCAGCTATGGGCGCAGAGGGCACCGCGCAGACCACCGGATACATCTCCGGCACGCTGTTTGCGGTGTCGCTGGTGCTGATTCTGGCCGCTGTTCTGCTGGCTCGTCTGGGCTTTGCCGCAGAGGATAGGGAGAGAGCCGCAAAGCGGCGCAAGTACGGCAAGATCAACCGCACCCACGCCCGCAACCAGGAATACCCGGAGAATCAGGAGCGTGGGGCATGATGACGGCCAAAGAGTACGTTGAGGGCAAAGTCAAATCCTACACGCGGCTTGCCGAACGCTGCAAGCGAGAAGCCGAAGCCTCAGACGACATTGTTGTCCGGGCCGGATACTCCGCACGAGCAAACGTCTGGGAGATGTGCGCCGAAGAAATGGACAACGTGCGGGAGATGCTGCAAGAGGAGTCCGGGGAGATCACGTATGCCTGACACTGTCCGCCATGTCATGTGGTACACCGTGTACGATGCCAAGACCGGAGACCTGATCGCCAGCGGTACGTCTGAGATGTGTGCCAGACGGCTGGGTTACAAAAGCGCAAACAGCTTTGCGTCTGCGAGCAGCCACGGCCGCAGCGGCAGGCATCCGGCTCGCAAGTACATTTTTGAGAAAGAGCGTATCCGACGTGATGAGGTAGACAGTCTGCCGCCGATACGCCGCAAAAAAGAAGAGCCTGCCCGTGCGCCAACACGGACAAGCCCGAGGGATGATGAGTTTCGCCGCCCATCACCACAAAAATAACATAAAACAGGAGGTTTTACAAGTGGCACTTTTGAGAATTTACGATGTGAAGCAAGAGCCGCCAGCGCTTGTTTCGCAACAGCAATTTCCGGTTGCTTCGGATGCAATTGTGATTGCCGATGAACTGGCAAAGAGAAAGCCCGAACGGCTGTACAGGGTGTTTGACGCTGATATGAACGTTGTGTATGCGAGGTGAATATTTATGCAAGAAGAATTGACCGTCCGGGTGGAGCACCCGGAACTGCCCGCGATCCGGTGGAATGAAGCCGAGGTGCAGCAGAACCTGACCGAGATGCTGGCCGCCTACACTGGCCGCGTCTACACCCCGGAGACCATCAAGGATGCCAAGGCCGACCGCGCAGCCGTGAACAAGCTGGACAAGCAGCTCTCGGATGCTGCCCGCAGTGCAAAGGCCTTTTACATGAAGCCGCTGGAAGAGTTCTTGCAGAGCGCCAAGCAGATGCAGGGCCAGTGTAAGGCCGTCTCCGGTGCCATTGACCAGCAGGTCAAGGCTGTGGAGGAAGCCGAGAGGCAGGATAAGCAGGATGCGCTGCGGGCTGTCTATGCCGACTGCATCGGAGAACTGCGGGAGCTTATCCCTTTTGACCGCCTGCTTGTGCCCCAGTGGCTCAACAAGACCTATGATCTGGCAAAGGCCAGCCGGGAGCTGCGCCGGGATGTTGAAACACGGCGGAAAGAGTTGAAAATCATTCAGGACACCTGCGGCGAAGATGCTGAAGCCTGCAAGCTGGGATATCTTCGTGTTCTGGATCTGAACGCCGCGCTTGCCGAACACCTGCGCCTGCAGGACAACCGGGAAAAGCTGCGCCGCGCAGAAGCAGAAAGGCAGGCCGCAGAACGTGCCCGCGCAGCCGCACCGGTAATCATCCCTCCCACCGAGGAAGAGCGTCAGCTCAAGGCGGAAGCTGAACAGAGCGCCCAACGCAACGCCTTTATCACCGCTTCCGGACGACTGGACTGTGAAGTGCTGCAGCGCTTTGCAGCACCTGTCCAGCCGGAAGCTCCTGCCCGCAAGCAGTATCGTTTCTGGGTAGAGTTCACCCGCGAGGATATTGCATGGTTCAAGCAGGGAGCCGCAGAGCGCGGTTTCCGCTATGGTTCTATCAAATAATTTTGGAGGTATTTACTTATGGCATTTACTCGTCCCGGCGCACCCGCGCCTACTTCGTCTGTTTCCAACGCACAGTCTCTGGCAAACCGTTCCATTCAGAATGCCAACCGTGCAGGCAGCACCGCTATGCAGGCCGCATCCCCGTCCGTGCCGGTGGAGATCACCGGTGCTGACGGTCAGCACTTCACTGTGAGTTTTGGAGACGTGCGCGACTTCATCTGCCCCAAGGCCACCGATGCTGAATGCAAAATCTTTCTGGAAACCTGCAAGCAGTACCACCTGAACCCCTTCACCAAAGAAGCCTACCTGATCCACTACGATAACAAAAACGATGACACTGCCAGCACCATTGTGCTGGGCAAAAACTGCTATCTGCAGATGGCCGAGCGCAACCCCAACTTTGACGGCTTTGAAGCTGGCGTGATCGTCCTGACCGCAGATGGCCAGCTGCTGAACCGTGAGGGATCTATCGTCTATGATGGAGACAGCGGCGAGACCCTTCTCGGCGGCTGGGCGAAGGTCTACCGTAAGGATCGCACCCGCGCCAGCTATGAGGAAGTCAAGCTCAGCGAGTATGACACCGGCAAATCTCTCTGGAACGGCAAAAAGGCCACCATGATCCGCAAGGTAGCGCTGGTGCACGCCCTTCGTGAAGCGTTCCCGTCTACCTTTGGCGCTCTGTACGATGAGAGTGAGGTGCGTGTGGATGCCGAAAGCACCGCTCGTGAGGTGCCGCCTGAAGAACTGCCGGTGCTGGATCCTTACGCAGGTTCCCACCGTCACCGCAAGACGGCAGGCACCCTGATTCCTGCCCCGGATGCACCCTCTGCAGAGGAAAACGCCGATGATCCGTTTGGCGGTGATGATGCATGATCGTCCAGACCAAGAACGGCATCATGCTGCACGGCGAGATCGCCAAAGACCCGGTGCTCCGGGACGCCGGGCAGAAGCGGGTTCTGAAATTCGACCTGAAAGCCAGCCGCACACAGGATGAATCCGGCAAATGGCAAAGCTTCTTTGTAGGCGTAAACCTCTGGCACGGCATTGACCAGTGGGACGGCATGCTGCAGAAAGGCGATCAGGTCACTGTTTTTGCCCAGAAGCTGAAAGAGCGGGAGTACAACGGTAAGACCTACTACGATGTAGACGCGGATGATGTTCAGCCCGGTGGGCTGGTGACATTCCGTTGGCTGCAGCAGATGATCGACCTGATGGCGCAGCCCGGACCGCCGCTGGAACCTGCAGAACCGGCAGAAGAACCGGAAGGCCTGCAGGGCGCGCAGATGTACCCCGGTGAAAGCCTTGCAGACTACGCACCGCACAGCACCAGCGCTCCGGAAGCGGCTCCTTCTGCCGAGTATGACCCCATCAACGATGATGCCGACGACCTGCCGTTCTGACCTCGCAAGCTGTGCTATCCGGCTATACGGGCGGGCAAAGGAGGTGAAAGTAGTTGAAAGAGGAAGAACAGAAAAGCATAGTCATTTACAAATCATGGAAAAAGCCATTGCGGAAATTGTCTCTGGAGCAAAAAGGCAGGATTTTTGACGCGCTGCTTGATTTCCCCGATCCGCCGAATTTTGAGGACGACCAGAAGCTCGAAATGGCGTGGGATTTTATGTCCGAGGCGGTGGAATCAAATTCTAAAAAATGGAACGAAAAACGAGAAAAGAGAGCTGCCGCAGGGCGTAAAGGCGCAGAAGTTACAAACGGCAAGCGTCAGCAAAACGCGGCAAATCCGGCAAATGCCGACTTTGACGAGCAAAAACAGCAAAACGCGGCAAATCCGGCTGTAAATGTAAATGGTAATGGTAATGTAAATGGTAATGGTAATGTAAATGGTAATGGTAATGTAAATGGTAATGGTATATCACCTAACGGTGGTGTATATAATAGCGCCGCACCCGCCGCCGTTGACGTAGAACTTTCCAAGATCGTCCAGCATTATCAGCAGGCCGTTGGGGACTTCCCGCGCTCTGCGCTGGACAAGCTGCAGAAGTGGAGGCAGGAGTACAGCACAGAGATGATCCTGCTGGCGATTGACAAGGCCACAGAAGCCGGGAAGCGCTCATGGAACTACATCAACGGCATATTGTCCGGCTGGAAACGAGACGGGATACGCACCCCGGGGGACGTGGAAGCCAACGAACAAAGCCGACAAGCCAGACCGCGAGGAAAGCAGCCAACCGAGACCGTAGACGACCAGCTTGCCCGGGTGCTGGCAAAGATGGACAGAGAAAGAGGGTTTGAGACATGACACGGGAAGACGTGGCAAAACTGATTCGCATGAATTTTGTGCTGTACAAGCTGGGATCTAAGCCACTGACCGATGAGGAGATGCAGACCACCATCGATGTGTGGACGTACCAGTTTGGCGACTATGACGGCGATACTGTCAAGCGGGCTTTTCTGGCGGCAAACCGGGTATGCGTTTATCCGGTCACGGTGGCCGACATCTTCAAGCAGCTTTCCCAGTGTCTTGACCCGTCCGCTGAATGGGAAGCTCTGGCTGTAGCGGCACGCAAGGCACAGACATTTTTGAGCTGGCGAAAGTTCCCGATGGTGATCGGCATTGACGAAAAGGGCGGGCTGCTGCGTAGTGACGGGCAGAAAGAGTTGCAAGCCCTGTATGACCAACTCCCCCCGGCGGCAAAATCCTATGCCGGGAGCGTGGGAGGGCTTGCAGAGCTGGCTGAAATGCCAGACCTTACATACCGCCGTGCCGAGTTTTTGAAGCAGGCGCAGGCAGATATCACCACCGCCCCGCGTGAAGCTGCAAGGCTGCGGGCGAGCGAGCCGACAAGAAAGGAGATTGAAAAATGAGCGATAAAAGATTGATTGACGCGAACGCTTTGCACAAGCGCATTGAAATGAACCTTCGTGCAAGCAATCCGTTCACTATTGAAGAATGCTGCTATAAGGATGCCCTGAACAGCGTGGACGAGGCTCCAACCATCGACCCGGAAACACTGCGGCCGACATGGCGCAACCCTGAAACGGACCCGCCGAAAGTCGAAGAAGATGTGCTGATTCTGTTTGAAACCGCCTGCGGTGGATATGGGATTACGACGGCTAACTACGAAGATGGCACAGTCTTGTCCCAAAAGAGCGCTTTCTACTGGGAAGAAATTTCCGAGTGGGGAACCTACGATAAAGAAAGCGATGATTACTTTATTCCTAAAGGCTGGTGGGAATATCGTTATTTCAACCAGGATGACATTTACAATAACCGTGTAGATGCTCACGTGGTTGGCTGGATGCCGCTGCCGCCGAAGGAGATTACAAAATGAGCGAATTTATCGACCGCGAAAAAGCCATCGCAAACATCAAAGCGGCATATTGCTGTGGCTGCGAAAATTACAACGGCGTAAGATGCCGCGCGTGTCAGATCATGGACGCGATGGATGTGCTGGAAGACGAGCCGGCAGTCGTTCCGGATGTCCAGCGCTGGCGCAAGACGGCAGAAGAGCCGCCGACTGAGGCTGATGCAAATGAAGACGGCGACGTCCTGAGCATCAACAACAACCCCAGCGACGGCTTCATAACAAATTGGCCGTGGAACATGGTGGCGGCTTTCCCGGAAAACCTCACGGTCTGGATGCCCATGCCTAAACGGCCGGGCGAACGTCCCAAAAAGCTTTATTGGCGTGAAGAAACAATCAATGAGATTTGCCCCGTTTGCGGGTATGAATGCAACGATGATTATTACCTCGATAAATATTGTCCCGGATGCGGAACACGCCTTTGGTTTAACGAGGAGGAAGCCGAACATGACCAACCCGACATGTAAAGACTGCCCTGACCGGCACCCGATCTGTCACGACAGCTGCCCACGGTACGCCGAGTACAAGCGTCAACTGAAGGAGCAACGTGCATACACGAAAACCAGGAATGCGCTGGAGTGCATCAGCAAGAACGCATTTAATCAGGAATTTTGGATGGGAGGAAGAAAACGGTGAAAGTGTTGATTGCCTGTGAGGAATCGCAGGAGGTCTGCAAAGCATTCCGGGCGAAAGGTCACGAAGCCTATTCCTGCGACCTGATTGAGCCGTCCGGCGGGCATCCAGAGTGGCATATTCTCGGTGACTGCTTAAAGGCCATCGAGGGGGGGCAGGTCGTGACCATGGACGGAACCGTGCATGACGTGCCTCGCTGGGACATGATTATCGCATTTGTCCCCTGCACAAAGACGAGCAACGCGGGAGCAAGACACCTGTACAAGGGCGGCAAGCTTAATCTTTCCCGGTATTACGAGGGACTGTGCGGCAAGGCACTTTTCCTCGCCGTTTGGGCGGCAGACTGCGAAAAAGTAGTGATTGAGAATCCTACTCCCAGCAAGATTTTTGATTATCCAAAGCCTACGCAGGCAATCCAACCATATGAATATGGGCATCCCTACAGCAAGAAAACGCTGCTGTGGGAGCGCGGTGTGCCGCCGCTGCATCCGACAGACATCGTGGAGCCTATGGCAACATGGTGCCCGTCCGGCTCCTACTCGCACAAGCACGGTGAGCAACACAAGGGGATGTTTACCACTGACCGCGCAAAGAACCGGGCAAAAACTTTTCCGGGCGTTGCAAAGGCTATGTCCGAGCAATGGGGGTAAGCAGATGAAACCAAAAACCAAATCTGAACTGATGGTCGAGTGGGCCAGCCAGCCCGACCAGCTCAAAAGAGAGCGGGAAGTCAAGGATGTCCGCAAGGCGATGGACGATGCCCGCGCCGTGATGCAGGACGGTCTGAACCGGTACGTCAAGAAAAAGACCAAAGCCCGCAGCATGGCAAAGGCTGAAGCTGACCCCTTTTCTGAGCTGGAAGGCTGGGAAAGCATGGAGCAGATTCAGGATGCCTACGGCTATGGCGAGATTACTGCCGACAGGCGGGACAAACTCACCGACTTGTGGGAAGCCCGGGAAGCTGCCAGGAACAGCCGCAAGGGCGCGGACAAGTACCACGACCTTGTGACGGAGATGCTGGAAACGGCCATCCGCCGGGTGGGCAATGAGTACGTAGATATGCTGTTTGAGTATGACCAGCAGCGCAGGAAAGCAGAAAAGCAGTGCGAGCAGCTGGCAATGGAAGGGATGATGAAAAAATGAAAGCTATCTTGATGAGCATCCGGCCTGAATGGTGCGACCTCATCATTCGGGGGCAAAAGACCCTTGAGGTGCGCAGAACAAAGCCTGGGAATCTAAAGACTCCATTCAAGTGCTATGTCTATTGCACGAAAAGCAAATCCAAAATAGGCTGGCTTCTAATTGTCCCGGGCAAAGGATGGAAGCGGTTGGATGGCAATATCATTGGCGAGTTTACATGCGACGGCATCCGACGCATTGGCCCTGAATACTGTGTGGTCAAAGAAGATATCGAATCTGCGATTGCTGGAAGCTGCCTCAGTATCAAGCAGGTGAAGAAATACGCCGGCTGGGATATCGGTATGAACTATTCCGACATGAAAGACCTGTATGGCTGGCACATTTCCGACCTAAAAATTTACGACCGCCCACGACCGTTAAGTGCTTTCGCAAGACTACGGGCAACAAAATTTGGCTATGAGCCTGTAGATATTGAGCGACCACCGCAATCCTGGTTTTATGTGGAGGACGGGAGATGAAGCTGACCCTCTACGGCGACCCCCGCACCAAGAAAAACTCTGCCCGCATCCTCAGAAGCCGCTCAGGTGGGCGCTTTGTGGCCCCTAGCAAGGCCTACGTGGATTATGAGACGGACTGCCTGCGGCAAATCAAAAGGCCGAACAGCCCTATCTCTGCCCGTGTGAACGTGCGGTGCGTATACTACATGAAGACCGCCCGCCGGGTCGATCTGGCAAACCTCATCGAGGCTACCACGGACATTCTGGTGAAAGCCCGCGTGCTGGAGGACGACAACAGCCGCATTGTTGCCGCCCACGATGGAAGCCGGGTGGAGCTTGATCGGAAACAGCCACGGGTGGAAATTGAGATTGAAGAAATGGAGGACGAAAATGGCTGAATATCATGTTGGGTGTGGACTGTTTGGAAATGTCTACGCTGGGACTTATGCCCCACCCCGCAAGGATGGTTTGCAGGCATGGCGTAACAAGTCAGAGGTAACAAGCGAAGCTGTCAAAGCGGTCATGGGGCATTTCATCACAGAAATGGAGCGTGACGACAAGACAAAGCTCGAAAAGGTGTGGGGCGTTATCGGAAACAAGAAGCTAAAAGTCACTTTTGAGATTTTCACTAGCAAGGAGGAAAACAATGGCCCGCACATGGATACCTGACACTGACACCCAGAAGCCGGACAAAACCGATTACCGCATTGTTAAGGCGTGGCTGAACCGCTACCGCGAAGCAGAGAAAAGATACTACTTGCTGTCTGACCGTCTGGCCGAAGCGCAGGAGGCCACCCGGCACATTACCCAGAGCCTCAGCGCGGCCCCCGGCGGCAGCAAAGATGGACAGAGCCTTGCCCGGGCGGTTGAACGCGAGGAGGAAGCGGAGCGCCGCGCTTATGAGCAAAGAGCGGTCTGTGACAGGCTGTTCCTTGAGATTAGAAACGCACTCGCCCAGATCCAGAACGAAAAAGCATACACGGTGCTGTACAAGTACTATCTCGATTGCCTCACGTGGGACAGGGTCGCAAAAGATATGAATTACTCTCTGCGCATGGTCTATGTCTTGCGGCGCAAAGCAATGGAGGAGCTGAGCCTTTAAAAACATTGCACTGTCATTACATTGCGGTTTCACTATTACATGGTGTAAAATTGTATCATCGGAAAAGCCAAAAGGCAAACCGATGCACGCAGCCTCCGAAACGTGTTCCTTCTTAGCATTTTCCTCCTTTTCTGTTTGCAGGTACCGGGCTTTGCTCTCTTCACGTTTCGCGGGCTGCTTCTATGCGATACACTGAAACAAAGGCAGCCTGCCGCTCATGAGAGACAGGAGGCGGTTCGATTCCGCCGTATCGCACCGTATGGCGCATGGACTAGACAACCCGCAAGGTCGCACGTGTAACCTCCCGTGCCAAGAAAAGGCCTTAGAATCCTTGCCAAGGTGTAGCTTTCCTGACAGGATGTGCGCCAACCAACAGCCCCGGCGGCGAACCGGAGCTGTTTTTATATGCCGCCTGAGCGCAGTTTGGAGCGCGGCGCGTGTGTGTAGACACGGCTGGTTCGATTCCAAGGGCGGCTTTTTTATACTCCGGTAGCTCAAGCGGTAGAGCGGCGGTCTCCAAAACCGCATGTTGCAGGTTCGAGCCCTGCCGGGAGTGCTTGCGTGCCCTATGAGGGGGCCGCGCAATAGCGGGGCATCCGGCCGCGAAAGTTCCGGATGCAGCAGTGCCCACCGTTTGACGCATGTCCAACGCACTGAATGCACGGGTGCTGCTTATTTTGATATTCTGACCGTTCGGATCTTCCGGGCGGTTTTTCTTTTGCACGAGTTTAGAGAGGTGGTGGCGGTGAGCGCAAAGCGGCTGACAGACAGACAAAAAAAGAAGATCATTGCTGACTATGTGCAGCTGCAGAGCTACGCCAGAACCGCCAAGCTGAACGACGTGGCAGAAAGCACTGTGCGGAAAATCGTGAAAGATAATCCCAAGTGCGCGGATTTGTGCGCCTTAAAAAAAGAGCAGAACACGCAGGACATGCTTTCCTACTTAGGAAGCAAGCACGGGGAAGCACAGGATCTTCTCGGGCTGTACCTTCAGGCGATGGCAGACCCGGACAAGATCGCAGAGGCAACGCTGCCGCAGCTGTCCACGGCGTTTGGCACCATCGTGGACAAGTTTGCTATGCTGGGAGACCAGAGCGGCATAGAAGCCCCGGACGATGGCCTGCTTGAGGCCCTGAGCGCTGCCGCAGATATCAGTCCGCCGGATGACGTGGAGATGCTGCCAGAGGAAGAGGACGACCATGCGGAAAAGTAACGGTTTTCGCTGGAAAGCCCTCAGCCAGCGGCAAAAGCAGGTCTTGAGCTGGTGGACACCGCAGAGCGCATACAGCAGCTACAACGGCATCATTGCTGATGGCGCCATTCGCTCGGGCAAGACCTTTGCCATGAGCTTTTCGTTCGTCCAGTGGGCTATGACCTGCTACAGCGGCCAGCAGTTTGCCATGTGTGGCAAGACCATCGCCAGCTTCCGGCGCAACGTGCTGGGAACGCTCAAGCAGCAGCTTGCAGCCCGTGGCTACAACGTCAAGGAGCACAGGGCAGAAAACTGCATGACCGTCAGCAAGGGCGGCAAAACCAACGAGTTTTACTTTTTTGGCGGCAAGGACGAGAGCAGCCAGGATCTGATTCAGGGCATCACCCTTGCCGGGGCATTCTTCGACGAGGTGGCCCTGATGCCGCAGAGCTTCGTCAATCAGGCCACAGCCCGTTGCTCTGTCACCGGGTCAAAGTTCTGGTTCAACTGCAACCCGGGCAGCCCGCAGCATTGGTTTTATCTCGAGTGGGTGCGGAAGTGCCGTTCCCGCAAGATGATGTATCTCCATTTCACGATGGACGACAACCTGTCGCTTTCCGAGGACATCAAGGCCAGATACCGCAGTCAGTACAGCGGCGTTTTCTATCAGCGCTACATTCTGGGCCTGTGGACGGTGGCCGAGGGCCTTGTATATGACATGTTCGAACGCAAGAAGCACGTCGTTGATGAGCTGCCGCAGCTTTCGCCAAAGAGCGCCTATGTAACGTGCGACTTTGGCACCCAGAATGCAACGGTTTTTTTGCTGTTCCAGAAGCAGGCAGATGCAGACTGCTGGATCGTCACCCGGGAGTACTACTACAGCGGACGCGAACAGAAGCGGCAAAAGACCGTGGGCGAGTATGTTGCAGACCTCAAGGCGTGGCTGAATGGTCTCAAGCCGGAGAGGATCATTGTGGACCCCTCTGCCCTGCCCCTGATTACGGAACTGCGCAAGAATGGCTTTACCCAGACCCCCGCAAACAACGACGTTCTGAGCGGCATTCTGGACGTACAGACCATGCTGCAGACCGGGCGGCTGAAAATATACAAGGACTGCAAGCACACGCTGGAAGAGTTTGGCGTGTACGCTTGGGACCCAGACAAAGACGACACCGTGCTGAAGGTCAACGACCACTGCATGGACGCTATTCGATATTTTGTGCGCACGAAGCGCCTTGTAAAACTGAGGAATTGATTTTGAGCACTGTATACACATTCCAGACTTTTCAGCAGGCGCAAGCCGCCGGGGAACAGCCTGATTTCATCCGGCGGTTCGTGCAGCAGCACTGCACTTCCGGCCCCTACAAGATGGCGCTGGATGCCGACCTGTACGACGCACAGAAAAACCCGGGGGCTGAACGCTTTGCGCAGGCTTACGCTTTGATGCTGAAGCGCCTATCCAAAAACACCAAGCAGGACACCCCACACCCCGATATGGTCAAGAGCAATCTTTTCCGGCGGCTCAACAAGCAGCGGGCAACCTACTCCCTCGGCAACGGCGTGGTCTTTGCAAACGATGGCGTGGACAAGGATAGGTTGGGGCAGAACTTTGACGAGCAGATCCAGAAGGCCGGATATTTCGCCCTGATCCACGGTGAGAGCTTCGGATTCTGGAACAACGACCATCTGGTGGTTTTCAAGCTGACCGAGTTCGCGCCCCTGTACGATGAAAAGACAGGCCTTTTGCAGGCGGGCGTGCGCTTCTGGCGGCTGAACCCGGACACGGATATGCACTATATCCTGTACGAGCTGGACGGCTTCACTGAGTACACGGAAAGCAAAATCGGAAGCACGATGCAGGAGACCGTGCCGAAGCAGGCATACAAGAGCGTGACCGTCACCACACCCGGCGGCGGGCTGGAAAGCGTGGAGGGCGAAAACTACAGCGCCCTGCCAATTGTTCCACTGTGGGGCTCCGACCTGCACCAGAGCACGCTTGTGGGCTTAAAAGCCTACATTGACAACACCGATTTGGTGATGTCCGGCTTCTGCAATGACCTGCAGGACTTTTCGCAGATCTACTGGCTGTGCGAGAACTTCAACGGAATGACCGATGACGAGCTGCAGGAGTTCCTTGTCAAGCTGAATCTGTACCACATTGCAGGCGCAGACACCAGCGAGGGCGGCAAGATCACCCCCTACACCACCGAGATTCCTGTGACGGCTCGGCAGGCGCTGCTGGAACTGCTGCACACCCGGGTGTATGAGGACTTCGGCGGTCTGGATGTGCACTGTGTGAGCGCGGACAGCACCAACGACCATCTGGATGCAGCCTATGAACCGCTGAACCAGAACGCGGACGATTTCGAGGCTCAGGTCAAGCCGTTCATACGGCAGATCTGCGCACTGGCTGGATTTGACAACGCCATGCCGACATTCAACCGCAGCAAGATCACCAACACAGCCGAACAGGTCAGCATGGTGATTTCCGAGGCCGCCATCATCGGGCAGGACATGGCCATTGGCCTGCTTCCAAACCTGACCCCGGAACAAAAGGAGCAGGCCAAGGCCGCGCTGATGGCCGAGAGCGCAGCACGGGAGACCGTGGGCGAGGGGGAGAACAACGGTGATGAAACGTGATTTCTGACCGTGACCGCATCTCTACCCGCCAGCTGAACCGCCTGCGCCGCCGCATCCTCCGGGTGTACGGCACTGCCCGCCGGGAGATGCAGGAGCAGCTGACCGAGTTTCTTGCAAAGTACAAAGCGCTGGACGAGCGCAAGCGGGCACAGCTGGACGCAGGCGAGATCACCGAGGACGATTACCGAATCTGGTTGCAAAATCAGGTCTTTCAGTCCGATTTGATGCACGCCAAGCTGGACGGCATCACGCAGACCTGCACCACAGCCCAAGAGACGGCCTACAAGCTGGCCAGGGACGAGCAATACAACATCTTTTCCTTTGGCGCAAACTGGACGTTCTACGAGCTGGAACAGGCCGCAGGCGTGACGTTCGGGCTGACCCTGTACAACACCGAAGCGGTCAAGCTCCTGCTGAAGGAGAACCCCCGCATGGTGCCAAACAAGCGCATCAAGAGCGAAAGCAACCGCACCTATGATGCCCGGGTGTTCAATCGCTACGTCATGCAGGGCATTGTGCAGGGCAAGAGCGTCCACGACATCGCCGTGCAGGCCGTCAACGGCATGGCTGATACAGAGATCCACTGGGCCATGAACAACGCCATCACGGCCCTTACCAGCGCCCAGAACGCCGGGGCTTTGCAGCAGATGCGCAACGCCCAGGCTTTGGGCATCGAGGTCAAAAAGCGCTGGAACTCCACCCACGACTACCGCACCCGTGAAATGCACCGTCTGCTAGACCAGCAGACAGCAGAACTTGACGAACCGTTCAAGGTCATGGGTTACGAGATTCAGCGCCCCGGCGACCCCAACGCGGCCCCGGAGATGGTTTACCACTGCCGCTGTGTTCTGTCCTCTGCGCTGGGCAAGTATCCCCGGCAGAACGCCATGCAGCGAGACAATGTGACCAAAGAGACCGCCCCCGTCATGGATTACACCGAGTGGTACAAGGCCAAGGGCGGCACAGAAGCCGAACAGATGTGGTGGGCGGAAGAACGCAAGAGAAAGAAGGAACGAGAATGAAGTATAAAAATAAGGCCCTGCCGCCCGGCAGAGCCTAAATGTCAATCAGTAACACGCTCTCCCGATGGGAGAACAAAAGAGCTTTCAAACGTACATCCTACGCATTCGGCAACGGCTTTCAGCTCTGCCGGGGTGAATCCTTCCCGCTTCATCTTTTGCGAAAATGCCTGCGGGCTTGAGCCACAGCGCCTTGCAAGCTCTGACACGCTGATATTGAGTTTGACACAAAGGATTTTTAGCTGTTCAGAAGTGGCCATTCTTAACACCTCTCTTTCTATATAAGAGTATAAACAATAATGTTTGCAATGTCAACAGTGCTATTTCAAATTTATTTAGAAATATTTACACAAAAGCATTGACAAACCAAACGAAAATGTTTATACTGCATCTTGTGAGCAAGAGGGGCGGAAAGGAGGACGCCCATGAAGTTCAAGGATTTCAAGAAGCTGAACCGTGAAGAACAGCGCAAGAAGTTTGAACAGTACAAAAAAGAGTGGTTAGCTACTCGCCATAGCTAACCACCCAAAAACAAGAGAAACAACCCAACAAAAGCTCCTCTTACTCACATTTTATTTTATTTATGAGCAAAAGTCAAGTGAAATGTGAGGTTTTAGCAATGGAAACACCAAAAATCACGAAGGTGGAGCTTGAACTGGATGCTGTTTCTGGCGAACTCCGAGTAATGCACGACCTGTTGAACATCTTTGCCAACTGGTTTGAGGAAACGCACAAGACCGATATGATCAAGCGGGAGCGCACCAGCGAGCTTGTGAGCCAGATTTGGCGGGAAGCCCCGATGTACAGCTCTATGCTGACGGCTCTGTTCGCATCCCTTACCGGGTTGGAAAAGGAAGTAGACGAAGTGCTTAACTATCAAATTGCAGAACAAGAGGTAAACGCATGAGTAACATTCAGATTTTCAACAACCCCGAGTTTGGTGAAATTCGCACCATCGACCAGAACGGCGAGCCGTGGTTCGTCCTCAAGGATGTGTGTGAATCTTTTGGTGAGCAGAATTATAGACGTGTTTCTGCCCGTCTGGATGAAGAGGAAAAGGGTGTGTCGCAAATTGCTACCCCCGGCGGGATGCAAAATATGACTGTTGTGAGCGAGGCAGGACTGTATTCCACTCTGTTCGCAATGCAACCTGAAAAGGCAAGAGGTGTTGACGAAAGCTATATTGCAAAGCGTCGGGAACAGCTTAAGCGCTTCCGCAAGTGGGTCACGTCCGAGGTGCTGCCCTCCATCCGCAAGAATGGCGGCTACATCGCCGGGCAGGAGCAGCTCACCCCGGAGGAGCTGATGGCAAAGGCGCTGCTTGTGGCAAACAAGACCCTTGCAGACCGGGAAGCCCGTATCTGTGAGCTGACCGCACAGAACAGCCAGCTCACCGTGGAGAAGCAGATCATGCAGCCCAAGGCCGAGTATTTTGACGAACTGGTTGACCGCAATCTGTTGACCAACTTCCGGGAGACCGCCAAGGAGCTGGGCATCAAGCCCAAAGCCTTTGTGGCATGGCTGCTGGAAAAGAAATTCCTTTACCGTGACCAGAAAGGCAAGCTGCTGCCCAGAGAGGATAAGAACAACGGCCTGTTCGAGGTCAAGGAAGCCAAGAACGACAAGACCCAGTGGAGTGGCGTGCAGACGCTTATCACTCCCAAAGGCCGAGAGACGTTCCGGCTGCTGTACCTGTAACTGAATAACCGACCCTGCCCCACACCGGGGCGGGGTTTTGTTATACATGGAGTAAACCATGAACTTTAACTACGACATCAAATTCACCGACAACACCCCGCAGCTGCATGAAGCTCTGGATTCATGGGCAGAGCGGGTGCTGACCATCTGGGGCATGAAGGTGCAGGACTACGCCCAGCTGCTTGTGCCTACAGGCACGGCAGACAGCACGGGCATAGAGGGCTATGTGGGCGGTGTGCTCAAGCAAAGCCTGACCTACGCCGTAGACCTTGCCAAAAAGACCGTGACCATCGGGTCGAATCTCTTTTACAGCGTCTATGTTGAGCTTGGCACGGGCATCTTTGCCGAGAAGGGCAACGGACGAAAAACGCCGTGGGTCTGGAAGGACTTCAACGGCAAGTGGCACTTTACCCGGGGCATGAAAGCCGCCAATGACGGCAAAGGATTCCTCCGCCCGGCGGTGGAGGAGCACATCGAAGAGCTGCGAGAAATCGCAGTGGAAGAAGGAAACAAGGAGGCGTAATTCATGAATTTGGAGAAAATGTTCAAAACACCAAAAGAAAAATTCCTGCCCGATGATGTGAAAACTGCGCACTGCGAGGCAGAAGACCTTTTCCTTGAGCTTGCAACGCAGCTTGACGCACTTCCTGAAAGCCGAGAAAAAAGTCTTTGCATGACAAAATTACAGGAAGCGAAGTTTTGGGCGGTCGAATGTATCACCAAAGTTGCACGCAAAAACTAAATACTCAGCGGTTGGCGCACAGCGTCAGCCGCTTTTTTATGCCGTTTTAGCTCAGTCTGGCAGAGCACCGGACTTTTAATCCGGGAGCCGTGGGTTCAAGCCCCACAAGCGGCACCACACCGGCAGCACGTCCGGCAAATAAACCTTATTGCCAAGCATGGCAGCCCGAGCAAGGGCAGAAAGGACTATCATATGGCACTCGAACGCAAGACTCTCCGGGCGATTCTGGAAGATGAAACGACCGACACCAGCGGCAAGCTCAAGAAAATTCTGGACGTGCTGCATGAGGAAACGGACACCTTGCAGAACCAGCTCGATGAGAAGAACGCAGCCCTCGCCAAAGCCGAAAAAGACCGGGACGCAGCCAACGGCGGCAAGGAAGCCGCTGAAAAGGCGCTGAACGACTACAAGGCCCAGCAGACCCAGAAGGACACCCACGCAGCCAAGGAAGCAAAGTTCCGGGAGCTGCTGAAGTCCGCCGGGGTGCTGGACAAGTATGCTGATCGGGTCGTGCGGCTGTCTGGCGAGGATATCGACAAGCTGGAGCTGGACGATAAGGGCGAGGTCAAGGACGCCAAGAAGCACGCCGACAGCCTGAAAGCTGATTGGAGCGACTTCGTAGGCACTACGACCACCACCGGCGCAAAGGTGGACACCCCGCCCACCAACACTGGCTCCAAAATGACCAAAGACCAAATTTTTGCAATCAAGGACGCCGGCGAACGCCAGGCCGCGATTGCTGCAAATGTCGACCTGTTTACAGGCGGCGGAAAGGACTAACACATGGCAGCAAAAGAAAATATCACCATGACCACCGATATCACCGTAGCCGCGCGTGAAATCGACTTTGTGGCCCGTTTCCAGCGCAACTGGGACCATCTGCGCACCATTCTGGGCATCATGCGCCCTATCCGGATGCAGCCTGGCACCGTGCTCAAAAGCAAGTATGCACAGGGCACCCTGCAGAGCGGCACCGTGGGCGAGGGCGAAGAGATCCCGTTCAGCAAGTACACCGTCAAGGAGAAGGAGTACGGCAAGATCACCATCGACAAGTACGGCAAGTCTGTCACCCTTGAGGCGATCCAGAATTACGGCTACGATGTCGCCGTGCAGAAGACCGATGATGAGTTCCTGTACGACCTGACCGCTCTGGTAACGGATAAGTTCTACAAGTTCCTGAACACCGGCACCCTGAAGGGCACTCCCAAGACCTTCCAGATGGCGCTGGCACATGCCAAGGGCGCGGTCGAGAACAAGTTCAAGACCATGCATCGCACCGTGACCGGCGTTGTTGGCTTTGTCAACGTGATGGACGTGTACGACTATCTGGGCAATGCCAATATCACCGTGCAGAACCAGTTCGGCTTCCAGTACATCAAGGACTTCATGGGCTACAACACCATCTTCCTGCTGTCCGACAGTGAGATCGCGAAGGGAAAGGTTATTGCCACCCCGGTAGACAACATCGTCATGTACTATGTGGATCCTGCGGATAGCGAGTTTGCCCGCGCAGGTCTGGTCTACCGGACCGCAGGCGAGGCAAGCAACCTCATCGGCTTCCACACTCAGGCAAACTACAGCACCGCAACCTCCGAGAGCTACGCCATTATGGGCGTGACCCTGTTTGCTGAGTATCTGGACGGTATCGCTGTCGAGACCATTACCCCGGGCGAGTGATCGCCCCTTTGTAAGGAGGACGCCCCATGACCGTCCCAGAGCTGTGCGTTTACACGCACAATTTTTTTGACCGGGCGGACGACCCCGTTGCCGGGGAGTTTGCTTTTGAGCCGGATACCGTGCCCGCCGGGGTAGTGCCGGGGCAGTATTTCCTTGTGTGCGGATCCATCTTCAACGACGGCGTGCACAAGGCCGGGGACGGCGATTTGACCGCCGAGACCTTCACCGGGACGGTACAGCCCATGCGCGTGCCGCCTGACTTCGTGGCGCTGGCTGAAAAGATTGACGCATACGACAAGGCGCTCCCGTCCGGCGGCGTGTATGTGTCCCAGTCCTTTGCCGGGTGGTCCGGCACGATGGCTACAGGCGCGGACGGCCTGCCTGCCGACGGCAAGACTCGCTATAAATCCGAGATCAATCATTGGAGGAAGATGTAACATGGTCAACGCGTTCACTGCATCCACCGTGATGCAGAGCTTTACCCAAAAATACCGTTTTCAGACCCGCAGCTATGAGCCGGACGGCGTGGGCGGCTTTGTTTCCGGCTGGAAGGACGGCCCCGAGTTTGAGGCCGTGGAGCGCCACGACACCACTGTGGAAGCTCAGGTGGCAGAGCAGGCTGACACCGCCTCCACCTATACCCTGCTGGTCAGCACGGGCGTGCCGCTGGCCTTCCCGGACTACATCAAGCGGGTGATCGACGGCCAGACCTTCCAGATCACCAGCACAGCGGACGAAGGAAAAGCCCCGCCGGAATCCGGCATGGGACTGCGGGCCGTCAAGTGCAAAAAGGCGGTGCTGCCGTAATGGGACCGTCTGAGAGCATCAACCGGGCGCTGAACACGTTTTTCAACGGCTTTGGCATCCCCGGCTATCTGGAAGATAACATCCCTCCTGCCGCTTCACTGCCCTATCTGACCTACAAGCCCACCATCCCCGGCGGGTGGAACGAAACGGCATCCTTCCACGCCCGGCTGTGGTACCCCAGCAAGGGCGGCAGAGCCCCCATCCTGCAAAAAGAAGATACGATCAGCGCAGCCCTCGAGGACAGCATAACGCTTTCCTGTGAGGGCGGCGCTATTCTTTTGCAAAAAGGCACCCCATGGGCACAGCCCCTCGACAACCCGCCTGAAGGGTATCTGTGCGAATACCTCAATTTTGAAATCACGCAATTTTGCGAGTAAGGAGCAATATGGCAAGAAAGTTTACCAAGATCAGCGCAAAAGCATTCGAGTCCATGCAGATCAATGCCGGTGTCGTGCTGAACAAATTTGACCCGTCCGGCACGACCGAGATCCAGGACGCAGACATCATCTGCGCCACCTCCGGCGGCGTGACGGCAGAGTGCAAGCCCAACATCACCGACCTTGGCGATGATGTGGACAACTGCCAGAAAAACACCGCAGAGCTGATGCAGATCGAGGACTACGACTGCACGCTGGCCTTTACGGCCCTGAACGTCACAACAGACGTTATCAAGCTGGCGCTGGGCGCAGCGGATGTGAGTGAAAAGAAGGTCACCCCCCGCATGACGCTGGACCCGACAGACAGCACCGGCGATTTTAAGGACATCTGGTGGGTCGGCGACACCATCGACGGCGGTTTTGTGGCCGTCAAGTTGATGAACGCACTCTCCACCGGCGGCCTGTCCCTCAAGACCACCGACAAGGGCAAGGGCAATCTGTCCGTCACCTTGACCGGCTGCCCCCGGATGGGTGACGACGCCGTGCCTATGGAGTGGTACTACAGCCCCAAGGCCGCAGCATAAGGAGGACACCGCATGAAATTTTTGACAGAGCTGTCCGATGAAGAGTTTCTGCGCCACTGCTGGCAGATCGCCGATGTGGCAGAGGAGGTCTTGGAAAAATCCAAGATCATGGAGCTGCGCAAGGTTCTGCCGGTTCTGACCGGCGAGGAAACGCCGGAGGAGCTGGAACAGAAGAAGAAGGAGCAGGCAAAAAAGAACATTCAGGCTATGGCAAAAAGCTTGCTGTTCGACAATGCCGCTGCCACCGCAAAGCTGCTTCCGTTGCTCTATGAGCCGGACGTGGATGAAAACGGGGTGGTTGAAAACATCGGCCCGTTCAAGAAGATGCGCGCGGTAAAAGAGCTGCTGAACAACGATGATGTGATGGATTTTTTGCTCTGGTGTCTGCCGTTGGTGCTGGCGGGTACAGACGCCTGATTTCTTCCATCAGCCCGGACGCGCTGCGGCTGTTTGGCAGGCCGTATATTTTGCAGCACTGCCTGAACGCTTTGCGGCAAGAGCACATCATGCTCAGCTATCAGGCGTACATGACGGACGCTCTGGCACACCTTATAGGCGCGGAAGAGCGTTGGTACGACATGGTGGCCGGGCTTGTGGAAAACCGCCCACAGCCGCCGCAGCCGTCCGCTGATGAAGTGATAGCACACATTAAAAATGGCCTGAACGGGGGTGATGGAACCTGAAACTTTTTGAATTGAGCGCCACCCTCGGGCTGGACGACAGCGCCTACCGGCAGGGCGTGGAAGAGGCAAAGTCTCAGACTAAGGCCGCTGTCTCCACCATGATGAAGGATTATAACCGGCTGTACAGTGAGGTCATTCACCTTACGGCGGCTTATCAAAAATCACGGAAAGAGACCGGGGAAACCTCCGAAAAAACTAAGGAATTTGCCCAGAAGCTGAAAGAAGCTCAGGCCCAACTCAATACCACGGCACAGGGACTAAAAACTGCGGAAGGGTACATGAACAGCTTTGGGGATGCCGCATCGGGGTCCAGCAAGTCTCTGGCCGGTGCAATTGCGCAAGGCACGGTCATGGCGGGCATTTTCTCGAAGCTTGGCTCCGCTGCACTCAGTGCCGCAGAGGGTTTCATCTCTTCCGGCATTGAGTACAACGCCCAGATCGAGAAATACACCACTGGCTTTACCAATATGTTGGGCAGCGCGGAAGCGGCGCAGCAGGTCATGAGCCAGATCCAGGAAGACGCGGCAAAAACTCCGTTTGATGTCGAGTCCCTGACAAAGGCGAACCAATACTTGATCTCTGCAGGCGAGAACGCTTCCTATGCCCGCAGTACCATCATGGCACTGGGCGACGCGGTCTCTGCGACCGGCGGCGGCAACGACGAGCTGAACCGCATGTCCCAGAACCTGCAGCAGATCGCCAACACCGGCAAGGCTACAACGGCTGATATCAAGCAGTTTGCTTATGCCGGCATCGACGTGTACGGCATTCTTGCCGACTACACGGGAAAAAGTACCGCCGAAGTGCAGAACATGACCATCAGTTATGATCTGCTGACGCAGGCTTTGCAGGCCGCATCTGAAGAGGGCGGGCGTTACTACAACAGCATGGACACCCAGAGCCAGACCATGAATGGCCGGGTATCCACGTTGAAAGATAACGTGAGCCAGCTGGCAGGATTGCTGACCGGCGATTTATCCAGCGGCTTCGGCGTTGTAATCGGCAATCTGAACGATATGCTCGTCGCAGCACAGGAAGCTTACAAGACGGACGGCTGGATTGGTCTCGCAGGCGCGATCACCGGCCTGACGGAGCCTATCAACACGGCAAAAAACGCTCTCAAGGACTTCGCGAGCAAAGCCACCACATGGCTGGATCAGCTGAGCTACAAGCTCAACCGTTTTCTCGGAAAAGCTGCCACGGCTGACTTTGATACCTACGAAGAGTACGCGGATGCAAATAACCGGAAGAGCAACAAAAACCGTTTACGGCAAAATGCTCTGAATGGCATTGGCATCAGCAACAAGAGCTGGTCGGAGCGTCAGGCGGAGCTGGCGGCAGCCAGCGGCAACGGCGGCAGCTCCATTACAACCAGCCCGTCTGGTTCTTCCACTGGCAAAAAATCCAGATCCTCCGGCTCCAAGTCCACCACCGAAACGGTCATTTCGTCCATCTCCAGCACAGCTACCACCACCGCGCAGAATGCGCTGGGCACTGTGACCACCAGTATCCAGACTCTCACTGAAAAGGTCAAGGACAGCGCTGGCAAAATCAAAGACCGCATCACCGAGACCACCACCACGACCGGCAAGGAGATGGTGAACGGTGTTGCCACGACTTTTAAGCAGGTCGAGACCAAAGTCAACGGCACGGTCACAAAGGTCACAAAGACCTATGACGACATGTCAAAAACGCTGCTGGGCACCTTTACCAACGTCTCGGAAACCACCTTTAACGGCATCACCACAAAGGTGCAGCAGGCGGTGGAAAAGTACGCGGACGGCAGCGAGCATATCAAAAAGACCGTCACAGAGACCGGCCAGCGCATCGGCGAGAACGGCGCGGAGACCTACGAGAAGATCATCACCTACATCGACGGCGTTCAAGACAAGGTTACGGAAACCTCCAACGAGATCGACAAGAGCGTGAAGGGCACCCAGAACCGCATTGACCAGCAGCTGAGCGAGGCTTCCGGCCAGCTGGATAAGGGCATTTTCGGGCTGGTAAAAAGCGCCTTTAGTAATGCCAAAAACGGTGACTGGGCAAGTCTTGGGCTGGATTTTGTCAATCTGATCTGGGGCGAAGTATCGCAGAAGCAGCGTGACGTGATCTCTGATTGGCTCAATAAGGCATTGACCGCAGTCAATGAAGGTTACTTCAGCGGCGGCATCGGAAAGGCATTTGATATCTTCCAGAAGCTTTTTTCTGACGGCGGGGTAAAATCCGATATCGACGGTGTGACCAATTCGGTCAAGGCTTTTGGTGAGATCATCGACGGTCTTGCAAAGTCCGGCGGCGTGGGAGGCGCTCTGGGCAGCATCGTGCAGAGTTTTTCCGGCATGGCTGGTGGCATCACCTCTGCACTGGGTACTATCGTGTCTTTCGTTGCAGCAAATCCCATTCTTGCCCTGATCCTGGGCGTTGGCACTGTCGCTGGCGGCATTGGCCTTGCCATGTGGATGGACAAGAAGAATAATCAGAAGCCTGTCAGCCACTACCAGAGCCCCTTTGACAAAACCGGCATGTATGACAGTCTTGGCACCTTCTCCACCCGTGCGGCCCTGCAGTACCGCGTCACCGGCCAGCAGTCCATTGTTGACCGGCAGACCAGCATCCTGGAACGCATCGAGGGGATGCTGGACGAGCATCTGCCTGACATCGGAAAGGGTCAGGTGGTCATGGACTCCGGTGAACTGGTGGGCGTGCTGTCGACCCGCATGGCGACCAACGTAGATGCACGCATCGGCGTGACAGTGGAACGGAAAGCGAGGGGTGTGTAATGGCAAAGCTTCTGGGGGCAAAAATCGGCAATTTTCACACCCTGACAGATTGGGGGCTGTACCTCAAGGTAGGCAGCCCTAAAATCGGCGCGGCAGAACCGGAAGAATACCTTGTGCAGGTCACCGGATCTGATTCACTGCTGAACCTGACCACATGGGACGATGGCAAGGTGCATTACAAAAAGCGAACCATTACGATGGAACTGCTGTGCAACGCGCCAAAAAGCAAGTGGCCCAGCATCGAAAGCACCATCGCCAACGCCATTCATGGCAAGTGGCTGCAGTGCCGCTTTGATGAAGACCCGGCGTGGTACTGGGAAGGGCTTTGGAAAGTCACACCATCCCGCGACCGGCTTTCCAGCGCCTTTACCATCACCGGCACCTGCAACCCCTTCAAGCGCAGCGTCTACGACGGCACTAACGACTGGCTGTGGGACGATTTCAACTTTGAAACGGACATCGTGCGCAACTACACGAATATCCCGCTCAAGGCGGGCGAGGACAAAGAGGTGTCCATCACCGGTGCACCGCGTGCGGCCGGTATCTACTTCAAGCGCAGCGAGACCGCCGCAAACATCGCGGTGTCTCTCAATGGCTTTGAGGTGGGCATTCTGGCCAAGTCCACCGACTGGCAGTATATCGAGGGGCTTACTATGCCGGACGGTGTGGTGGGCACCCTTGTTTTCGCTGCATCGGCAGACTGCAGCATTAGTATTAAATATCTGGGGGCAAGCCTATGAGCTATAAAGTTTATGCTGGTGTGCAGACGGATGTAGACACATGGAAAACTAGGGTCTGTATCCACGATATCAGCGACATTACCGACACGAAAAAGCTCATCAGCCCCACGCTGACCCGCGAAGTGGGTAAAGCTGGCTCTTTTGAGTTTACCATGCCGCTGGGCAATGTGGCACACTCTGCGCTGCAAAAGCTGCGCACTACGGTAGAGGTGGAACAGGACGGCGTTTCCATCTGGCAGGGCCGTCCCATGAGCCATGAACAGGATTTTTTGATGCGTCAGAAAATCTACTGCGAAGGGGAGCTTGCATATCTGAATGATAGCGGCATTGCGCCGTACGCTGCAAAAAATGTGAGCTTTTCGCAATTTTTGGAATGGATCTGCGATAACCACAACGGAATGGTAGATGCATACAAAGCTTTTACTCCTGGCAATGTGCAAATGGACATTCCCATGATCGTGCCCTATATCGACGGCATCAAAGTCGTGCAGGTGGGTTACAGCTACGATTCTAATGATGGAGATTACATTTACCATTGGGGAATTGTAGACCCCGTGGATGGAAAGACGAATATTTTCTATGAGGAAACAGAGATCAACAAAGCTTCCTGCCTGAGCTGGGAAATCGATGAAGAGCACATTGCGGAAGGTCGCATTATTTCACGGATTGGAAGCAACAATTTCCGCGTGCGTCTGTTTGCAGCCTATGTAAAGGGCAAAACGTACGCTGCAAAGGTCGAAGTGAAAAAAGCCGAAATCGTCTGCGGTACTTGCAACAAGAATTTTGGCACGTACTCCATTTACAACGTTGAGCAGGCATCTGAATCCAAGACCTTTAAGATCACCGAGCAAAACGGGAAATACATCCTTGCTATCAACGGCAAGACTGATTCTCGCTTTTTGTTTGATGTGAAGGAACCTACATACAGCTTTGGCGATGGAAAAAACTATGGCGTTACATGGGACATCTTGCAGAGTGAGCTGGTGGAAAAGTACGGCGGATATCTGGTGCTGCGCCATGCAGAAGATCCTGACGGAAAACCGCGCCGGTATCTGGACTATCTGCAGGCGATCACCGATAAAAACAGCCAGACGGTGGCTTTTGGAACAAACCTGCTGGATTTGACCAACAACGTCAAAGCAGAGGATATCTACACGCGGGTGATCGCGGTAGGTGCCAAAAAGATAACATGGCTTGTTTTTTCATGGGGAGAAACCATTACAGAAACCGCAAACGATCTGGCTGCACAAAAGCTTTTTGGCATCATCACAAAAGTGATCTTTATTGAAGGCATCGAAAGCACGCCGCAGTCTTTGCTGGATGCGGCAGAGGAAGAACTTGCCAAAAATCTGCGCTATCTGAACGGCATGACAGTCAAAGCGGTCGATTTGAAAGACGCTGATATTGATGTCAGCCGTATTGCAATTGGAAAGCAAACGCACATTTTCTCTGCACCGCATGGTGTAGATACCTGGCTGCTGTGTTCCAAGCTTGTTGAGCCGTTGGATTCGCCGGATAAAAAGGAGTTTACATTTGGCACTGAGTTTTCCAGCATCAGCGACCTGCAGGCTTTGAGTGCACGCAAAGCGTCCGATGCTTACGATTTGAGTCGATCGCTCAAAGGGTACATGTCAGGCTAATAAGACAGGAGGTGTTTTATGGATAAAACTTTTGATGAAGCCATTGCGGGAATCCGTAAGGCTGAGCGCGGCGTGGAAGTCCGTGAGGACATCGCACAGGGCATGGAGTACGTCAAGCAGTATGCCGAGGAAGTGACAGGCCAGCAGCAGGCTGCTTTGCAAGCCGCTCAGACCGCCACCGGAGCAGCCAGCACCGCGACGAAAAAGGCCGCAGCAGCTGCAGAGAGCGAAAGCGTGGCCCAGACTGCCGCCGCCAGCGCAACCAAAAACGCACAGTCAACATCTGCAGACGCAAAGAAAGCGGAAAACTTTGCCGCTTCTGCTGAAGACAGTGCGAACAAGGCCGCGGCCATTGTAAGCACTGATAAGACGCTGAGCGTTGAGGGTGCTCCGGCTGACGGAAAGGCTGTTGGCGATGCGCTGAAAGGCATCAAGCTCCCTATTGCCACCGCCACCACGCTGGGCGGCGTGAAGGTGGGCAGCGGTCTGACGGTCGATGCGGACGGAACACTTTCTGCGGACAGCGCTTTGGCGGCCTACCCCGTGGGCAGCATCTACCAGAGCACCGCACGTACAAGCCCTGCCGCACTGTTCGGCGGTACATGGCAGGAGATTGCGCAGAACCGGGTACTGATGGGTGCTGGCAGCGGCCACGCAGCGGGCACCACCGTGGAGGCCGGACTGCCGAACATCACAGGCTCTTTTGTCGCGGATGTAAAAAAGGGTGAACATAAGGTATCCGGCGCATTCACTGCCGGCAGCGAGATCGCAACTACGGGCGAATACAATAACTTTTCTGATGTATATAAGTTCAGTCTGGATGCGTCCAAGTCTAATGCCATCTACGGCCGCAGCGCCACCGTGCAGCCTGCCGCCTACTATGTGCACATCTGGCGGCGCGTGGCCTGAGAAAGGAGGTTTTGAACCATGAAGATCATTGACGAGAACGGTGCAGCCATTGAAAACCCTGACCTGACGCTTGGGTATCTGGTGGACGACACCGAGCCAGTGGAGCATCCCGCCGTGGAAGGCGTGGAGGAAGTGAGCCACTACGAGACGGTGGCGGAGTACCCCAACGGCGGCAAGGACGTGCAGCGGGTGGTGGATGTGCCGGGCGTGCCTGCGCAGGCCGCATGGACTGAACAGGTGCCGGTGCAGAGATACATCCGCTACACCGCCGAAGAGCTGGCTGCGCAGGAAGAGGCGCGCAAAAAGCAGGAAGCCCGGGAGAAGCTACCGGAAACGGTGGCGGCGCTGCAGGAAGAAAACAAGACACTGAAAAAAGAAAGCGAGATGCTCAAGCAATGCTTGCTTGAAATGAGCGAGATTGTTTATGCATAAAATTACGCAAAAATTAGAAAGGATGGTATTTATGATGGCAATGTTGTGGGCACAGGAGATTATGTCTGCTGAGACTATGGAGGATGCAAAGGCGCTGTATGAGCGCTGCCCCCGCCTGCTGAAGGAGAAGGTCAAGGCAATTCTTATCAAGAGCGGCTTTGAGGAAATTACGCAGTAAGGAGGACGCTATGGCTGAAATCATGGACGTGTCCCGGTATCAGGGCACGATCGACTGGGAGAAGGTCAAGGCAAGCGGGAAAGTGGACGGTGTAATGATTCGCGCCATGGGCAACAGCGCAGCGGGCAGGCCCAGTGCGCCCTACACTGACCCGCATTTTGCCCGCAATTACAGCGAGTGCAAGCGGCTGGGCATCCCCTGCGGCGTGTATGGCTATTTCAAGGCGGTCAACCGGGAGCAGGCCGACAAGGAGCTGGCCTACTTCAAGAAGCTGCTCACAGGCCGGAGCTTTGAGCTGCCGGTGGCGGTGGACATCGAGGACGAGGTGCAGAAGCCGCTAGGCAAGGCCGCGCTGACCGACCTGACAGCTTACATGCTGAGCACGGTGGAAAGCTGGGGCGTGTACGCTCTGCTTTACACCGGCCTGTGGTTCGGCAGCACCTTCCTGTACATGGGCGGCGCGGCCCTGAAACCCTACGACGTGTGGCTGGCAGCATACCGCACGAAGAAGCCCGCTCCCGGCTGGCCCTTTGGCATATGGCAGTACACCAGCACGGCCCGCGTGCCGGGCGTGAGCACTAATGTTGACATGAGCCACGCATACAAGGACTATGCGGGTATCATCAGCAAGAAGGGTCTGACCCGTCTCCGGGAGGGTAAATGACCGAAAAAGAAGCTTTACTGTGGGTGCTTGGCATCTTGGGCAGCCTGTGCGCTGCGGCCATCACGATCGACAAGGTGCTGGACATCATCCATAAGTACATCAAAAAGGCACAGGCCCCCGACGATGCCCAGAACAAGCGGATGGATACGCTCGAAAAAAGACTTGGCGTGCTGGAACAGGGACAGCTTCAGCACGCACAGGCCCTTGCAAGAGACCTGCGCCGCTTTGACGGCCTCGATGAAGAAATGCGTCTCGTACTCGTTGGCGTACAAAATCTTTTGGATTCGCAGCTGTCCGGTAACAACCGCGAAGGTATGCAAAAAAGCAAATCCGATATCAACAACTACCTGCTGAAAGGAGTAACAAATCATGGAAGCAATGTTTAACTTTATCCCCGCACCCATCGCACTGGTACTGATGCTCATCGGCTTTGCCGCGCTGGCCGTTGGTGCCATCCGGCTGGGCTACAAGCAGTACGTCAAGCAGTGGGCACTGGAGCTCGTGACCATCGCCGAGGACAGCATCATGGGCAGCGGTCAGGGCGCAAAGAAAAAGGCTCAGGTTTTTGCAGCGCTGCGCGGCGCACTGCCGGACTGGCTGAAGCCTTTCATCACCGATGAAGTGCTGGACAGTGTGATTGAAAAGGCTGTCAGCATGATGAAAAAGGCGCTGGCAGACAAGAAGCCTACCATCAACAAGGAGTAATTTATGAGCTACATGAAAGCGGCACTAAGCAAGGAGCGATGATATGAACGCAGTAAATGTCGAAGATTTGCTCGATTTGATTGAATCCATGAAACACGTATCTGCGGATGAAATTATCGCTGCATCAAAAGAGAACAACGAGCTGGAGCGCATCGCACACATCGCAACGGAAGCAACTTATAATGCCGTTATTAAAAAGTTGGAAAGCCTCCGCGTGTACGCAGTAATCGTTTTGGATAACAAGGAGTAACACCATGACCAGCACTACATACGAGCATTTTGTTGACACCAACAAAATGTACGCCGCACAAGAGCAATTTCGTGGCATCACGAAAATGGTCTGCGCACGTTTTCGTGGCCTCACGAAAACATACCATTTTGCCGACGCTGTCAAAATGGTGACGTTTTGTCACCGGTTCGCCGTCATTGGCAGTATGGTTCGCAACGCCGGGCAGTTGCCGCAGCCTTTTTGGCTCGGTTCTGCCCGTGGCGGCGGCTCGTGTAGTCTTTCCGCCAGCGTTGCAAGGGCTTAATGCAGAACAGATAAAAGCTGTGATAAAACGTGCGCCGCTTGGGAGGTATG